CAGGTTGAGGCACTACGCCTCCAGGTTGCCCATGTTTAGGGCAACAGCGGCTTCAAACCGCTGCCAATCAGTCCGAGGGTTAACCCAGACCGACAGTGGCATGTAATCCCAATAAGGGGTCACACACCATCGCGTATGGTACAGACCACGACTGTTTTGCCTAGTCGCAATCTGCCCATCCCGAAGCTCGCCTCGCAGCATCGCCAACAGGCATCCATACCTGTTGAACAATAACTGCTTGGTCCCTCGCGGGGTGACGACGGTACCATTCTCAAGGAACCGGATCTTCTTCGGACGCTTGAGGTATGCCTTATAGTATACCTTTTGCGACTTCAGTCGACCGCGGAAATGAGAAGAGGGCACGCGTATACCGGAATCGTCAGGGTCGGCCCATGGTACGTACAAGGGGTCCGTAAGGAACCCAAGTAAGTACTGAACCGCTGACCTGAGCGAAACCCCGGTACGCGCTGTCCACCCGTTGAGAGCGTTGATGGCGACCGTGATGTCCTGGCGCGACGATAACCTTTTTAGGTACACACCGCGTATGTTAGTGCCACGAAAGTAATCGTGGCCGCAGGATTCACGGAATGGTCCTTCATTGAAGGACTTTACCACGTTAACTTGAAAACCAAGGAGGTGCAAGGAGTCAACCAACCTGTCGTACGCTTCGCGTACGCAGATTATGTCATCCCCAAACACACCCCAGTTCCCGGGCGACACATGAAGCGGGTCCCTAAAGGACTCGCTCTGGTGAAGCCAGTCACGCGGCTCTGGGCGTACTTTCGACCTACGATTCCCCTTGATAGGGATACCGAGGATCTTATATACGGCCCGAACGATAGCTGCCAGGATGATAGTCATGACGGGGAAGGTAAAACCGTTCCCCATCGTACTAAGCATTCCCAGTTCCCTCTTCAAACCATAATCTCGAATGTTGACCGTGCGAGAACGGATCTCTAGCAGTAGTTCGTAGAACCACTGCGGAAGGATCATCTCGCACAACCTCAACGAGACAAGGTCTGAAGCGCTTGAGAGATCAAGAGTGGCGAAATCACCACTACGACTACCCAAGCGCGCGAGTATGCGGTTCATCTCTGGTTGGTCCGTCACGTCTATGCCCCAAAAGTCCCTGAGCCTCCGTTCAAGGAGGTTCTTAAGACCAAGTTGCATAAACATATTTAATGACGGCTCAACACAGATCAGCCGCGCAGTATCGACATTCTTCGGTGCGAAAGACACTTTGGAACCATCAACTATGCTCACGCTCCCGTATTTCTCTTTGCGAACGCTTTCGGCGTTCGAGAAGTTAGGGAACAGTGATACATAGGCGTTGTACATCTCGTACAACGACAAGGACGTCGTAGTCAGCGAGGACGCGCAAAGTTTCGCGTAGAAGCTTTCGCCTCTGGCCCCCACTGAGCTGCCCGGACCCACATCTCCTTCCTCTAGTATTGCACTAAAGGAGTCGACGAGTAGGTCCGGCCCTATGTGAAAGAACCGGTCGAGTTCCGCTCTTACTTCGTTAAGCAAGAGACAGTCGTCTTCCGATCTCGCACAAAATGACCACGTTTCCGAGAGGTGATTAGCCTCAAGGAACGTTAGAAGTGCCCGAGTCTCGGCGCGCTCAGAAGTACCATCGCCTTCCCACTTTTTGAAGAGTGAGTTGAGCAATGCCTTCGACGCTACGGATTCAAGGACAGCCTCAGGGTTTGTCCGTTCGCACAGAGTGTCAACTTGTACGTACGGGGAGACGTCTTGTATGATTGCAGACAAAAGAGCATCGCGGTTTATCCACGTATCCTTTTCCATCTTCCTACTCCATACCGATAAGGATTAAGAGTACTACTTGATCAGCCCCATATAAAGGCGAACAAGCAGCCAACGAACTCGTACGACTAGTCGTACGAACAGGCCTCGCAGTGGCACAAGGTTAGATCGTACCCGTTTTATAGGTATCGATCACGCCCTGTGCAATCTGGACGCACAACGACGCCATTGCCAAATACATGGCAGCGACGTTGTCGGGGTCCGCGAGGTCTGCGCCGGCAGGGATGCCGGCCGTAAGACGCACGTAGCCTGGGACGGACGGTTGGCCTGACAGGACTGTCAGACCTTTCCGAATGCTCAGGTTATGCACGTTCACGGGAACGTTGGGGAGCACTCCAGAGTTGTTCAGCGCGGGAAGCGTCTGAATACTCTGAGGTGAGACGGCGAGGATCGAAAACGGCCGGGAGGCCGAGTGGACGTCCACCGCGCTTGGCTGAGTTCCACCTTTACCCGTCACAACCCAGAGGCGTCCGTTCGGGACGTTCTGAGAAGCGGCGGCGGTGGCCCACGTCGCAGACGTGAAACCGGTAACGGTTCCACTCTGGTTGATCGTGGCTGGCACAGAAATGGCCATGTGTAGCTCCTGGATGTGTGAAGAAAAGACCGTGCGTTAGATACGCAAATGGCGGTAGTTGCGAGTGATACCAAGCGCGAGGATGTTAGCCCATTGCCACAGACTCTTCGGCAAACGTGCCGTGAGCGTCGGTAGTTGAGGCTGTCCTCTACGTCTGGTAACCTGCTTCTTGCGCCAAACGGTCACCTGGGGGATTGATATAGCGCCCGGAAGTTCCTCGAGCCCAGCAGGGAGCTTGTTCAACCCAATGATACTCCAAGTCGCAGTGCGATACTGGAGTCCAGTTGTGGAAGCCCAAGCAATGCTGGACGTCGGGAACGAGAGCGCATTGAGAACTCCACCAAGATCAGTGAAGTAATCAACCAGGAATGACCAGGGAAGCAGCTCGTAGGCCGTAACCAAGAAGTCAGTGGGTAGCAAACCCAGCTTCTGAAGGTTCCGACCGTGACCGGGCTCCCTGAGCTTAATGCCACCGCGAATCTTAACGCCCCCCATAGAGGTTTCGACCCCTTGGTATGCGTAATTCACGGGCTGAGTTCCAGCGGACGAGACATAGGTTGACCCAACGTGCGTGTCGCGTTTAGCAAACACCGAAATAGGGACCACTTTGAAGCGGTCTTCTTTTAGTGCTGCGAGAGCGCCACGTATATCGGAAGCCAATGGTCTCCAACCGAACTGAAACTCTAGGTAGGCATCCGCGGCGTTTTGAAGTGCAGATCTGCCCGAACGGCGGCGGCTTAGCCGGTTACGCCATACGGGGAAGAGTGCACCCATTTTACGTCCGCGTCCTTTAATCATCTCCAATGTCTCCCTTAGCTCCCCTGCGGCGACCCCACTCAAAAGGTGGGATTGAGCCGCGCGGGCACGCTGGTAGAACATTGAGGAGGCATCCCTTGATGCCTCAGAGGTGCTAACCGAACTGGCGGCCCCCGAAGGGGGGTCGAAGTCCGGCCTTATATAACCGCGCTCGGATCGATGAAAGACGGTGCCAGAAACGATGTTCCTGGACCGCCTCTCAAGGTGCCCATCTACATGGGTAACCGTCATCTCGGTCGCGGTCATATCTGTTGTGGCGTCCTGCATATTTCTAATCCGCTTCCGCCAGTCAGGCAACCGAACCCCGTTAAGGGAATCGGTCCAGGTGTAAGGATAGGCGAACGACGTGGAAACGCCGTTTACCGAACTCACCCTGGTACCTGTAAAGGACCGGAAGGTAGATTTGTTGTATGCAGTAGTCATAACGCTCCTCTAGAGAGTACCCCATGCGGTTTATCCGCACGAGCCCCCCTCATGTCAAGAGTCAAGGCCATAGTAGAGCACAAAGACTCTACTAGCGGCTTCGCGTATCACCCGTATCGCTGCCTCTGCTTCTAACCTGCGCTGCTGGTCGAAGCATCCAACGGACAAGTCCGTGGATACCCGGTCCGCAACGTCAAGTAGTTGCGAGGAAAATAGCGAACAAAGTGGTTTACTAGAAGTCATGGCTTGATCTCCTAAGTGAGAG